TCGGATTCAGCATCGACCCGGCAGCGCGGAAGGTCGCATGAACTGTGGTTTGATTAGACGCAATTCCCGATTCTGTGTCAAGGTATACGCGCACGGGCGACTTGATTGCAAGCAATACTTGCAGCGGGTTGAAGATGAGAATATGCGGAGTAGTCGCTGAGGTCGCACCAGCCACAGACGGCTTCGGCAACGACTCATCGGTGTACCACGGGATTCCAAGAACCGTGGTGACAACTCCGGGGTCGCGGCTCAACGCTGAAACAATTGAATGGCTTGCAGCGGCTACTCCGCTGGTAGTGTTCAACAGGAAAGTTGACGCTGCGGCTGGATGCGAAGCAATCATCAACTTTGACCGCTCTACTTGCTTAAACAACGGAGTTTCGGCAGCAATCCCTCCAGCGATTGTGGAAGCCCAAGAAGCCGTAATGGGAGTAGACGAAACCAATGCTTCAAGAATGTCAAGGTTAGGAATGCCCGTAGTCGTTCCAACACTTCCGCCAGTTGGATTGCGATGATGGCGCGCGGTCGCGGCTACGGCAGAACCAATTTGAGTCAGCACATATGCCTGAAGTGATTCGGCAATGTTCTCGGCAAACTGGTAGCCAAGTATTTCGCGAATCTTGGCATCGTTCAGCAGTTCGTTTGATACGGTCTGCTTGCTACGGAACGTGACGAAGGACGGCGAGTACTGACCGAAGGTCGCGCTGGTTTCGGCAAGCGAAGCATCTTCCGCAACGGTACGCGCAACGTCTTCGTTGATCGCATACGGCACCTTTAACTTCATCGGTGTCGTTGTCTTGACGTTGAAGACCGGAGGAGTACCGCCGTCTGAAGCCAGCGTTGTATCAATCATCCGCATTGCTGACGATGCGTCAACGCGGTGAATGTTCCGGAGTAGCCACGTTTCGTAGATGCGACTGCCGATGACTTCTTGAATGCCTTGGGCAATCAGGTCAGCACCCGATTTGAATCCCGACATCATTCCCAGCGGCGGTTCAAAACCAATGACGTTTCCTGCGCCTTGCTGCTGTCCTTCCGGCGCGGCGGCAGCACCACCTCCCTTGCCGACACCAACTTCTCCGATTTCTTCTACTTCTTCTTCTCGGTACTCGGTTCTCATTTGGTTCCTTTGTAAATTGGTGCGACCGGGAGCCGAATAGAACGGCGATTGAGGACGGCGCATTCGGCGAGGTCACGCGCGCGCTTGCTTAGAGTAGCAGCAGGATTCGCAGGAAATGCAACCAACGACACTTCGTACAGGTTTACATCCATGATCTTGCGATGCACCACGCCATCGCGGTTTTCAAACTTCTGATCGACCACGCTGAACCCGAACGACATTGAATCAATCGTGCCGCTTTCGACCAGCGCAAAAGCGTCCCGACTTTCAGTTGTATCTACCTGCGAAATCTCCACGCGCAAGCCGACTTCATCAGGGAGCAGCGAAAGCGTTCCGTTCTTGGTGCGCGCAATCACGCGCGATTGATCGTGACCGATGAGCGCAAATACGTCCGGCTGCTCAACAAGCGTGCGGTTGAACGCTTTGCGGTCGATTGATTCCTGCACCCGCTCAACTGAGTACGGCTGGTCAAAGGTTGACGCATAGCCAACCAGCACCGATGGCGCAGATTCGCGCTTCTCAAGTTTGAGAACGGCGGTGCGGATTTCGCGCTCTGCTGGCTGGCTGGTCATGTCAGAACTGTATTTGGTTTGTTCACTCATTGCTACTCGCTTCATCAATGGGGACATCAGGTTTCACATCTCCGCTGGCGGTAATGTCTGAGAAATTGTCGCCGCCAAACGGCGTGCTGGCTGGAACCATGTTCGCTGGCTGCAAGAACTGGTCGCCCTGTTCGCCAATGGAGTCGCGCCCCATTTCCGCGCGGATTTCGTTGACCGACATAAAGCCAAACTGGCGCGCGATGCTGTAGGAACGGTATCGGGTCATCAGGTCGGCGCGCAGCATCGCATCAAAACTGATTTCCGAATCAATAAACTCATCCTTCCGGAACAACTTTCGGCGCGCTTCCGCTTCCAGCCGTGCAGCCCAAGACGAAAGACAGTTTGTCACCCATTCCCGGTTCGCCTGTTCTGCGCTGGCGTAGGACTGTTTGTTCCCAACGCCAATGACGGACGGCGGAACGCGGAACATCGAACAGATTTCTTCGCGCTGGTACGCCCGTCCTTCAAGCCATTGCGAGTCCTGCGGACTCAGACTGATTTGCTGGTACTTCAGTCCGCCCTCAAGGACGGCGATTGCGCCAGCACTCTGAACGCCCTTCATCCGCGATTCCCAAGATTCGCGCATTCGTCCAACGGCTTCCGGCGACAAGTCACGATCCGTAGTCAAAACGCCGGACGGGCGCGAGGCATTGCGCCAATAGGACGCACCGAATGATTCAGCAGCCAAGGAAAGCCCGATGGCTTGCCGTGCGAAAGATATCGGGGAATAGCCAAGCAGCCCGTCCGGACTCATCCACATCAAGTGGAAGATTTCCTGCGATGAAAAGACTGTGCGTCCTCCTTCGCCAATTCCGCCGCCATACATATATGCAATCGAACCATCGCCTAGCCGCGTCACTTCCATCAAGTCCGGGCGCAGGAAGTGCAGCGCAATCGGTCTGCCGTCCGCGCCACGCTCAATCAGGCTGAAACCATTGCCCGTCAAGCACGCGCTGGTCAGCATCAATTCACGCCAAGTCAGAGCAGTCATCGTGCCGCACGGCTCAACATTCAGCAGCCGATACACGGGATGATCGCGAATGACGCTGCGACCGCTGGGAGTGTTCGCCATCACAGCCCACGGCAACTTCGCCAACTCAGTCGCGATGGCTTGCACGCAAGCGTTCACGGTGCTGCACGCAAGCGCGGCAGTCGGCGTGATGTATTGCCCAGTATCGGAAACCGTTCCGGTATAGACCTGCATTCCGCCCGATGGCGGCATTCCAACCGATGTAGTCGATTGGAACCTGCGAAACTCAATGGAACCGATGAACGGGATATTCAGAGCCATATCAGTCCCCTGTTTTCGTAGACGCTTGCGGCGGGTTTTTCATCGTGGAGACTTGCGGCGACTGCGATGATTCCCGCAACGACCGGGTCGATTCGCTCAACGCTCTTTCGCTTTGACGGGCGCGGGTTGTCGTTAGCGTCCCGCTCAACAACGCAGTTGGACATAGCCCAAGTGAGGACAGGATTTCCATCGTGCGCGAAGTTGGTTCCGCTGATTGCCCGTTCCCACATTCGGGTCGGGGTCGCGAGGTTGAGGAATGATTGGGGGACTCGGACAACATTCATGCCCTTCCCTTCAAGTTCGTTCGCGAGGTTCTGAGCGTTGTAAGGGTCATAAGCAATCATCCGAACTTTGTGCTGCGCTGCAATCGTTTCAACCTGCTTGACAATGTACTGATAGTCGGTCGTATCGCCGGGAGTCAACGTCAACCAGCCACGCGCCGACCATTCTAGGTATGGCACTCCGTCACGCCTAGCACGAATACCAGCCCCGACTTCAGGCGCGAAGTTCCATGACTTGATATACATTTGGTCGCCATCAAGCCAAACGCACGCAATGCTTGAAAGGTCGGTTGTCTGCGCCAAGTCAATGCCCATGTAGCACGGCAGACCAACCAGCGAAGCAATATCAAAGTCCTTGCGGCACTTGTCCCAATCAGCCATCCGCACCCAGCGTTCAGCCGATGTGATGTGCTGGCAAAGGTAGTACGTCCGGAACGCCGTTTCGTATGACGGCTGGTCGGCTGCACGCTTTGCTTCTTCCTGATACCAAGACAGCGTTGAGGTCTCGCCAATACTTGGATTGGCTTTGCGCCACGTTGATTCCAACTGCCAATCATCTTCGGCATCGGCGTAGTGAAGGCACGGCAAGAATGCTGGGTTCTCAAGCGACCCATCACAGACCCGTTGCGCGTACTGGAACAGGTCATGCTCAAGGGATTCGCGCAGCGTTCCAGCGGTAGTGATACTGATGATGAGCGGCTGTCGCCGCGCACCCATCGAAGTCATCACGGCTTCCCACAGGTCGCGCCGATTCTCCATCGCATGGACTTCGTCCGCAATGCACGCACTCACGTTCAAGCCGTGCGCCGATGGCGCGTCCGCCGAAAGCACTTTGTAAACGCCATAGGACTGCGGTGCCACTAGGCGCGCTTGATAGATTTCCGTGCGCTGTGCCAGTAGTGGTTCCTGTTCCGCCATCCGGCACGCGCGCTTCAGACACAACTTCGCCTGTGAACGGTCGCGCGCAATGCCGACCACTTCCGGCGTTGGCTCGTCATCGCCTAGCAGGTGGTACAACGCCAGCGCGGCACCTAGTTCGGTCTTGCCGGACTTGCGCGGGACAAGGATGTGCGCCTGTCGGTAGCGGCGCGTACCGTCCGGGCGCATCCAGCCATAGAGCGTTCCGACAAGCGCGCGCTGCCACTTGAGAAGCACGAACGGTTCACCAGCCCACTTGCCCTCGGTGAACTTGCACAGTCCTTCAATGAACTCAACAGCGTGCTTCGCAGCCGCGCCATCCCACACGCAGTCCCCGCGCGTTGCAATCGCGTCATATCGCGGGAGTGTGTTGAACGCCTCCGCCGTCCATTTACTGGAGCGCGGTTGCTTTGCGGCTGAAGATCGCTTGGACTTGGTCGGTTTCATTTGAGGCTACTAGGCGCGCGCGCGCGCTCGGTGTCAGTCCGAACTCCTGCATCATCCGGCGCATCATCAGCCCGTACTCAAGTTGCATGGCAACAAACGGGTTGCGCTTGAATCCTATGGTGTTGCCAGCCGCATCGCGAACCGGAACCACTTCGCCAACCTTTGCGATGGCTTCGGTTGCCTTCTTCCATCGGGCGTAATACTCAGCCAACTGCGCCAGCGCGAGACCGTCCGCAGCCGTCAGAACTCGCATCGGCGCAACGAAGGCAATCAGGTCGTTCCAGCACACCAGCGCGTCTTCGGACAGCCACGCTGGCGGCTTGGGCAGGAGTAGCGGAAGGGTCGGTTCCTTCTTCCGTCCGGCGAGTCGCCATGAGCCGGAAAGTTTCATCTGCTGCGTTGGCTTTGGGGGAAGACCGGGCATGAACCGAGTGTATCCGCGTTCCAACGTAATGCGGGGCGGTGTGCGCGCGTGCTGTGGGGCGGGTGTGGAAGGAAATGATGAAAAGTTGGAGACCCCATACCCCGTTTTGAATTTCAATTTTTGTGCGCGCGTTATGCTGATCGACTCGTTGCACCACGATCTGAGTTGCCGCGCTGCGACTCAGTATGAAGGCTCACGCCGCTTGGCACGCGCTGTGAGTTCATAGACAAACGCTCAAGCAGTCCATTGCTGGAGCGTTTGTCGTTTCCTTAGGTCGGTGCCTTCTCAGGCTGGTCACCCTTGCGTCCGTCATCGCTCAGGTTCGCGCGCCAGCGTGCAATCCGTTCTTCGTACCACTTCCATTCATTGGCAGGAAGCGTTGCCAGCGCGGCGTACTGCTCTGCTTCGGTGCTTTCATGGTGCTGTAGTCCGCATCCGTAGCGCGCGGACAGGATTGCGGCGGTATGGGCGCAGTCCATCAGGATTCGGAGGTCGGCAGTAATGTCGCCGCGCGCCCACGCTGCCACGATGCCTTCGGCGGCTGCTAGGGCTGTCCGGTGCGCGTCTTCGATGCGGAGCCGCCCTAGCAAGGCGCGGCGCATGGCGCAGGTGTCAACCGTTGACACCTGATGCGCTTCCGGGCGCGGGGACAGTACCACGATAATGCACGCAGATACCTTGTTTCCAGCCCTTTCCTTGATGTCGGCTGGTGTCTTGATGGCATCGTGGCAGCGTTTGCAAAGTGGCATAAGATTGGATTCGTGGTGCGTCCCGCCATCCTGAAGCGGCTTCATGTGGTCAACCACGGTGGCTGGAATGGTGCGCCCAACGGACAGACACAGGCGGCACAGCGGTTCCTTGTCCAAGACGGATTTCCTGATGCGCCGCCATCGGTCATCGTAAGGCGTACCGATTGCGCGCGGCTTCCACGGCATCACTTCAACCGTTCTTCAAGCGGGAAGGAAAGCGGCGTGATGAAGATAGTCGTTGCGTCCCGTTCCCCGAATACCTTCGTGCTGTGCTTCTCTACCACTTGGGCATCGTCAAGCCATACGCCAGCATTGGTCAGCGCGTCCATTACTGCTTTCTCTAGGTTGTCAATGTCCGGCTTGCTGATCTTGAATTGCAGTTTGCGTCCTTTGGGCTGCGCGAAAGCGAACAGGACATCAAGCCGCACGGCTCCTTCAATCGGTGAACCGAACTGGCGTTGCGCCTCAATCGCAATCATGGTCTTGTAGCCATGCACAGGATGGTCGGATGGCAGGTACATCCGAACGAACCCGTTGCGCGCCGATGCACGGTGGCGAGGCTGCGCGATTGGCTTGCCCATCACTACGATTGACCGCCTCACTTCAGGTTGGTGACTATCCATAGCAGTCGCTTTCGTAGTGTTTCGATGTATGCGCGGCGTTCGCTTCGGGCGCGGTGATAGTCAAGATAGGCGATGGTGTTCCGCAATTCCTCATCCATCGAAGCAATCGTTTCAATCCATCGGTATGAACGCTCCTCGCATTCTTTGCGCTTAGATTCGCATTCATGGCACTCATTGTGAGGCTGATGCACAGCATAAGAATATCAATGGAAGACGGCGATGCGTACCGAAGTTCGCACCGCCGCTGCTGCTCCGACCGCAGCGGTTGAATCTTAGTATCCACGCCGCGACTTGAGCCGCCAAAGGACATCGGAACGGGTCGCCCCAGCGATTGCCCACGCACGCACATCCTTGCACGGCGGCGGCAACATGGTCACGCTTCGTGCGCTGGTCTGTATCGCATCTCGCAGCGTTCGCGCACCAGCCATTCCCGGCGCGTCTGAGTCGCACAGAATGACCACATCCTTCCGCCGTCCGGCGGTCTTGAGTTGGTCAACGCAACTGGTGCAGCCGGGACGAGCGACCGCGTTGAGTCCCCATAGACCAGCCGCAGCCATCAGGTCAGACTCGCCTTCCGTCACCCACAGTTCCGGCGCATCCGGGTCATAGTTCCGCGCCAGCATCAGACCAAGCCGGGAACCCCGCGCGCATAGTTTCGCGCCGTCAGGCGACCGGGTCTTGAGTCCGCAGACCGTCCCGCTCGGCGCGTGCATGGGGAACACCCATGTATCCCCTTCCATGCCGCCTAGAACCGCCTGTACGGCTTCCGCTGTCAGTCCGAGGGTCTTTGCCAGCCTTTCAGCGTCCGCCGCCGTAGCGGCGTTCCTAGCGCGCTCCCAGCGCGCCCCGAAGTCCGGCATGGGTTCCGGCTGGCGGCGCATCGCCGGGACGGCTGCGGCGGTCACGGTGCGCCCGTCAAGCGCGTGCAGCCAGCCAGCAGCACCGATGCGCTTGCCGCCGTCAACGCGAGGACAAATCACCAGCCCTCGCGCGGTGTCGATGACGCACCATGACGGACGCGAGTGCAGGTGCGCGCAGATTGGACACGGCAAGCCGCGCCGGACGGGAACGCCATCAAAGGTCACTTCGCCTGTCCGCTTGTCCATCAGTTGCAAGCCGCTCATTTCTTCTTCCCTGTCACGGCTGCGCGCGCTTCGGCTGCGGTCAACAGCGCGTCAGCGTGCGCCCATACAACGCCAGCGCGCTGGATGTCCCTGCCGTCCTGATAGACGGGCTGGCAAATCCAATGGTCGGAGTTCACGCCAACATCGCGCGCGTGCGTCATCACTCGCACGCGCACGAAAGCAATGTCACCTGTCTTCAGTTCTCTCGGCTGCATCACCCTTCCCCCGAATAAAGTTCCTTGACCAGCCGCGCACGCAGTTGCTCAACTGTGTCAAGTTTGAAGCAATCCCATTCCAATGCATTTGCGATTTCTTCGGGCTGCTTGCCCTTGATGCAAGATGCTCGGCTTCTGCACACTTCCCGCCGTGCATGATCGCGCTGCGCGCGGATGCGTTCGATCTCAATGCGGCAGTCGGTCACAGTAGACCGCAGCAGTTCAATTTCTTCACGCGCTTCGCGCAGCGGCTTCAAGGGGTCGGCGGTCAAGGCGTAGTTGTAGTCGTGGTTGTTGTTCATTCGGTACAGTCGCATGGAATCGTGGTGTCATCAAGATGCTGGAACAGTTCGCCTTGCATCGTAATTTGCGTCAACAGGTGGCGGTAGGTCGGGCGGTCTTTCCGAAACCGTGCCATTCGGCTTTCTTCCTGCGCCGCCCACCATTCAGCACGATGCGGTTCTGCGCGGATGACGCGCTCTATCCGTGCCGCGCCCTTGAGAAAGCAAAGGTCGCAGTTTCCGAACGCGGGGTCGTTGCTGGGCAACGCGAGGTCAAATGGTTGTGAGTTCCACCACGCAAGGACATCGGCAGAAGTCACGTTTGCATCCGCAAGCGGCATCGCAATATCGCGGGTCAGGTCATTTCGCAATTTCGCAACCCGGCGCGGTTCATCCGACCGCAGCCCAATAATGGTCGTAAAGTCCTTACAGCCTTGCGCCTCCATAAACTTTTTCATAGGGATCACCTTGAGGTCGCTGGTGCAAAACCGGGTCACGGGGTTGGGCAGGTACTTTCGTTTGGCAATGAGGGCGGCAAACGGCTCTCCTGCTCGGCTGGCGGTCTGCGATGTACGCACTTCATAGCCAGCAGGTGACCATTCAACCCATGTCACTTCGCACCATTCCTGACCAATGCGATGCACAAACTCATAAGTGGCATCATGTTCCCTTCCTGTGTTGGCAAACAGAACGTGTCCGCCCGGTGGCAGGGTTCCGCCCCATGCATCTAGCACATGGCGCAGAAGGAAACCGCTTGTACGTCCCCCGCTGAAAGATATGTAGAAGGGCGGTTCTATGCGGTAGACGTTGGCAATTTCGTCCTTCACAGTTGGTTCCTTCTGAATGCTTCGTTGTTGGCATCCGCTTCTTCTGCTTCAGCCGCTTCGGCGGCGGCTTGCCGCTCGTCATACTTTCGCCAATGCCGATGATGGCTGCACAACTCCTCAATCGGCATATCCGGCGTGCAGTCGCAATCCTCATGGTCTAGTTCGTCACGCTTCCGCATTCTTTGCCTTTCGCTTCTTTGGGTATTCATCACTCACCTTCGCTGCTGGGGTCTTCGCCCAAGCGCGCAGCCCGTCAATATGCCGCGTGAACCATGATGGCAATGGGAGACCATCACAGCGCACGCGCTCAACTCGCCCATGCGCGTAGTGCTGCACGGTTCCGAATGTCCGGAACGGCGTGCAACAGAACACAACGCCGAACTTGTCCACGCCCATGAACCCAGCGCGCGTCCGAGCGCACAGGAATCCTTCGCTTCGCAAGTACATCATTAGCCCTGCGTACAGTTCTTCCTTCTTCTTTGTCGGCTTGTAGTTCATCGCTTCTTTCCTTGCATGATTGCGTCAATGACGGTTGATGCCGTCTTGCGCGTGTAGTCGTTCGGGTCAAGACCAGCGCGCGCCAGTACGCCTTGCTGCTTCGGCGTAGGCGTTGCAATCGCAGCGTCAATAAGTCGCCGCGCTTCGTTGCGTGTCAGCATTGGCGGCAAAGCAACTCGCAACTTGCGGATGAGTGCCAACTGTGCTTCGCTGGCTGGCATTCCCTTCTGCCACGCGGCTTCACGATCCGGCGCAAGGTCAATGAGCGAGAATGGGTCAATTTCCTGCGTGCTATAGCCAGCCTTGACCACTAGACCACGGCGCACCACGCGCTCCGCTTCCTGCTTCGCCTTGATTTCAACTTGCGACAGCATCGCCATAACGTCAACATCGGCTTCGGCTGCGCCACGCATCACAGCGCGTTCCGCTGCTTCGGCAATGTCCTTGCTTGACTTGCCAGCCAGCGCGTCAACGCAATGAACCAGTTTGTGCCGTCCAGCGTTGCCGCAGTAGTCCAGCACAGTCACGCCGTCCTTCATGCTGGCGGCAATCGCTTGCTTGCGTTCGTCTGCAAGCGCAACGCCGTCCACCGTACCGGGCAGCGGTCGCGTTCCGCGTCCAATCATCTGCGAGTAGAGCGCACGCGACTTGGTCGGGCGCATCATGGCTATCACCTGTACGCCAAGACCATCAAGTGCAGAATCATCCCAGCCTTCGGTTGCAACGCCTACGTTGACCAAGAATTGGTATTGACCTTCGCTAAAGCCAGCAAACATCGCGCGCCGATCATCGCGCGGCGTGTTTGCATCAACAGCGACCGCGCAGCCAGCGCGATGGCGGTTCAGGATTTCGGCTACGCGGTGCGCGTGCGCCACGCTGGCGGCGAAGATCAGGCAACGGCGCGTCCCTACGATTTCAATGGTTGGATAGACCATGCCATGCAGAGTCGCTTCGTATTCCAGCACGGCGTTCAGGTCGCCAGCGTTCAGGTCACCGCCCGTAGTGCGGCACGCGCTGAAGTCCAAGCCGCCAACATGAACCACGCGCTGCCGAACCGGAACAAGCCAGCCGCAGTCAATGCCTTCGCGGATACCAAACTCATACGCGACCGATGAGAACACTTCACCAAGCGCGGCTTCATCAAGACGATCAGGCGTGGCAGTCACGCCAACCACCTTCACGGCTTCGTTGCTGGTGTAGTGTCCGATCACGGCGCGATATGACGCGCCGATTGCATGGTGCGCCTCATCGACAATGACTAATCCAAACTCCTTCGGGTCGAATCGGTGCATTCGCTTGGTGTCACCACGCCCAGCAACCTGCGTCTGAATGGTGCTGACCACAACTGGTGCCTTCCGAAGAAAGTCATTGCTGGCGCGCTGGTCGCCCATCTCAATATCAACGGGACAACCAGCGATTCTCCGAATCGTTTCGGCTGCTTGGGTAATGAGTTCTTCGCGGTGCGCCAGCACCAGCGTCCGCCACGGGCGACCAGCCGCGCGCGCGCGGCGGATGATGTCCGCGAACACAACAGTCTTGCCCAGCCCGGTTGCCATCACCACTAGCGTTGACTGATTGTCGCGCAACTTCTCAAACACAGAACTAATGGCATCGCGTTGATAGTCGCGCAGGTTCACAGCGTTCATTGTCTCGGTCTTCATTGCTTCGTTCCTTCTGCCGCGCTTGGCGGCTGGCGTAGTGCGGTGCTGTTAACTGACGGTGTTGCGCGCAATGTCCTTCGCAGTCACGAAAGCAAGACGCGCGCTGATGGCTCCGCCAGCCGTGCTGACCCAAGCAGACTTTTCAGCCATGTCATCAAAGTCAACCGAATAGGCAATCACCTTGCGACCGCGCGCGCGAATCCCGCCAAGCGCAAAGTCTTCCCGGATCTGCGTGATGCGTCCGACCGATTCGCCGTTGTGGAGAATGTCCCACATCACTTCGCCTTCGCAGTCGGCTTCGCGGACAAACTTGACTTGGGCTGCGTTCTTCTTCATGGCTTCATTCCTTCTGCCGCGCTTGGCGGCTGGTTTCTGCATCGGGTCGGCACGCGCCTTCCCGATGCAGAAACTCTACCATAAACGGAAGGGAATGCAAGCCCCATTTTCAGCCTAGAAACCGCGCTGGTTATCAGGAATCAAGTCCCATTGCTGCTTAGTGACCCATCCGCAGTTCCGGCAGGTCTCGCAGCCTTCACCAGCGCACAGCGGACAGACATGATGCGGCAATGACTGCTTGATGACGATGCGTGCGTTCTTCAGGTCAGTCCGCAACCGCTGTTCAGCGACAAACGCCGAATGAGGCGTTGACATCAACGCATCAACCGCGCGAACGGCTTGGGCAATCGCTTCATCGCATCGCTTCAACGCCGCTTCAGCACCGACCATGCGAAGTTCTGTCGCATTGTCAGAGTCAACCACGCCATCGGCAATCGCATCGTCAACCGCGATTTCCGCGTTGCGCTCAATTTCCTCAACAGCGTCAATCTGCTGGCGGAACTGCCGAACCATTTCATGCGTCACGCCGCAATGCTCCGCCACCTCGCGCAGCGATGCAACTGGCTTGCTCTCCAACGCCATCGCAATGGCGCGCCGCTTGTCAAGGTTGCTACGGCGCACGCCGTGCTTCATGTTCGCAGCCGCAGCCGTCCACATGGCTTCGGTATGCGTACCCAGCATGACCACGCAAGCAATGGTCATCAGCCCCAACTTCTTCGCAGCCGTCACGCGATGGAATCCATCGCACAGCCAGTTCCGCTCACCGTCAAACATCACCAAGCACGGCGGAAGTGTTTCGCCGTTTGACATTGACTCCGCGTACTCATCAACCGCTTCATCGGTCAGCCTGATTCGCGGCTGCAACTTCTTGTCCATCACAATTTCGGACACCTGCAATTCCTTGATGTCCCCGTTTGCGTCCTTTGCGTCTTTCTTTCGTGCCATCTAGTGTCCGTCTTTCTTCGTTAGTTCGCAGCACTAGTGCTGCTTCAGAGGGAGAGAGCGAGACCCAGCACGGTGCTGAGTCTCGCGAATCCGAACCTGCTTCATCGGGTTTGGTCGCTGCTGCATCATCATCCATTTCGCTGGAGGTCTCCCAGCCACTACGGATGCAGACGAGTGCGTGCCTCACAACTTGCACGGGGCTGGGTAGGTCTCAACGCCCAGCCTCTATACCTTCGACCATGACGAAGCGTTGTCGAAACGCTGTCCTGCCGCCGCAGCGGTCATGCCCTCAGGAACATGGGCGAGAAATTGTCGGCGGCGCACGGAGCGCATCCGTGCGCCGCCATAGTAACCAACCGTCAGTC